CCAGAAGATGATCGCCATGGTCAACCTCGTCCGCAGGGCGACGGGCAAGAAGTTGTTCCCCGAGCAGGGCGACATGCCGCACCCGATGATGCCGTGGGGCAACAGGGTTGCGAGCTCCTCGTGGAGATTCGGGCCCGATGCCGAGGCGGGAATGTCCGCCTCACCCATCGACGACTCACTGCCAAGGGAGCTCGGCCTTCTGTCCGTCCAGAGCTCGATGCCCCCGCGTCTCCTCGAGAGCGGTGCGGACACCGCGGGCTTCTACAAGGTCGGGCACTCCAGGGGGGGCGACGACTTGTTCTCGGCGTGGGGCGACAAGACGAGGGTGGAGAGTCTCTGGAGGCCGTACATCGAACTCAGCCTCGAGCGGGCGAGGAAGGGCGACGTCCCGAACGACCAGCAGAGACCGACGGTTTACATCCTCGGAGGTGCGTCAGGCGTGGGCAAGACACTCGCCCGGACGACAGGACTATCGGGGATACCCAACTACGACAGCGCTGTCGTTGCCGACCCCGACGACGCAAAGATCATGATGCCAGAGGCGAGGCTGTGGTATGCGAGGAGGCTGCCCAACGGGTCCAGCCTTGTTCACGCCGAGTCGCGCCAGGTGACGGCCGTGATGGCGAGAGCCGCGACCAAGGAGGGGCTGGACCTCGTGTACGACACCAGCGGGCAATTCAACGACGGTTTCAGGGACATCACGGACTGGAGGAAGATGGGGTACGACGTGGTGGCGCACTATTTCTTCGCCCCCGAGAGCACCCTGCAGCAGAGGGTCATTGACCGACAGAGTCAGTTCGGGCGCGGCGTCCCACCGTACATCGTTTCCCAGATCCAGTGGAACCTCATGCAAATGATCCCAGACTTCATGGCGCGACAGTTGTTCGACGAGCTGTACATATGGGACTCGGAGAAGGACCCGGCCAAACCGCAACTGGTTGGCCAGCTCCTGCTCGGGCAGCAGGGCCAGCCCTCGACGTTGGAAGTGAAGCACCCGTATCTCTTCAGGTATCTGTTCCAGGACAGGACCGCACCGGACGGGGGCAAGATCGAACCTCGCAAAACGAAGATCATAACCATCCCATTCAGTAAATGACCTTGCCACCGAACCCGGACCGGAAAGATACACTGGAGGACCGAGATGAGCGACAAGATTGCGGACAGGCCTAGGGCCGGGGCTGGTTTGTCGGCCTGGGAGGCAATACAGTTGTGCGCCATCAACCAACTGCCGCTGTCGCACTACGGGCTGTCCGACACGCCAGAAAATAGGAAAACGGTTGACAAACTGCGCGACGAGTACGACGACATGGAGCGGCGCGGACTGATAATCGAAATAGCGCAGTAAAAAAACGCTACTTACACTACAAACTCAAGTATTCTGCTAACTTTGAATGCAAGACGCAAGCAGCGGGTGCTTACCTGGCGCTGTCTGGAAACAACAGCAAACAATACAACGCCCAGGAGGCAAAAACATGTCGCAAGACACGAGCAGACTCCGCGAGTTGCAGTCAGCGCTCCGTGAGAAGATGCAGCAGAACAAGGAAATTGCGGACTCGTTCCGCGTGGACAACGGAACGGTCGTCGTGACCACCGAGCAGAAGTCGGCGTTCGACAAGAACATGTCCGACATCCGCGAGATCAAGGGACTCATCGAGGGTCTCGAATCACTCGGCAAGGTGCAGGACTGGGGTTCAACCTCGGCAGACGCATCGATCGCCGCCCAGGCAGCAGCCATCACGCCAGTGGTGCAGTCGCCTAGGTCGATCGGCCAACAGTTCGTCGAATCGCCAGAGTTCAAGTCGCTCCAGGGCGGTCGCAACGGCGCGAACATGGCAGCTCCGTGGCAGTTCAACGGCTCGCTGACCCAGTACGGCGCAAAGGACGTCTACACCTCGATGGCGACGGGCAACCTCGCCAACGGTGCTGATCCGAACTTCGGAACAGTCCAGCGCGACCCGATGGTCACCCAGCCGACGAGGACGAAGCGAGTCAGGGACTTGTTCCCGTCGCGCTCGACCACGGCCTCGACGATCGAGTACTTCCGTCACTTCGGATACACGACGCCTGGCACGACTGCCGACAACAATGCTGCACCGGTCGCCCAGCGCGATGGTGCCGCATTCGCTGCGAAGCCACAGTCGAGCCTCCAGTTCGTCGCAGAGTCCGCTTCGGTGCGCACGCTTGCCCACTACGAGGCAGCGCACCGCAATGTGCTCGCAGACGAGCCGCAGCTCCGAAGCATCATCGACAACGAGCTCATGTACGGCCTGCGCCTCCTCGAGGACACGCAGATCCTCAACGGCAGTGGCACGGGTGAGAACCTGAGGGGCGTCCTCCAGACGACGGGAATCCAGGAATACGACTGGTCGTCGGGTCAGACCGGGGACAACAGGGGAGACGCGATTCGTCGCGCCCTGACCCTGTCCTTCTTGGCCTACTACGAGCCGACCGGCGTGGTCATGCACCCGAGCGACTGGGAGAAGATCGAACTCTCGAAGGACGACAACGGCCAGTACCTGGTCGCGGTTTCCGTGGCTCTCGGCGGTCAGCCGAGGCTGTGGAGGACCTCGGTCGTCGAGTCACCGGCAATCGCCGAGGGCACCGCTCTCGTCGGTGCGTTCGGTACCGGCGCCCAGCTGTACGACCGCGAGCAAGCGAACATCAGGGTCAGCGAGCAACACGCCGACTTCTTCGTCCGCAACGCGATCGTCATCTTGGCCGAGCAGCGCCTGGCGCTCGCGGTCAAGCGTCCGGAGGCCTTCGTCAAGGTCACGTTCGACAGCGCGCCAGTCTGATCTGATCTGAGCTGACGCGAAGGCGTCGCCCCCGTCCTAGCCGAGGAACATTCGGCCGGGGCGGGGGCGTCGTCCTGTCGGGGACTTACCACGACGAAAGAATTTTCGTGGGACAATTGTCCCAAGAATCAACCGGAGAAAATCCTTGGACCCAAACGAACTACTCGCTAAGCTGGTCTCAGGCGAGCTCTTGGTCGTCGTCCAGCAGGAACCGACGAAGCCAGTCCAGACCAAACCCAAGCTCGCGCCCGAGGAGCAGGAGCTAGCCGACTCGCTTGTGGCGATAGCGAGGAAGTACGGGAAGTTCAACGAGGACGAGACCGGGATCTGGGCGGGCTACGAGGCCGCCAAGGACAACGTCGTCGCGCACATCGGGGTGAGGTGCGCCAACTGCGCCCTGTACGAGGGCAACGGCGTGTGCAAGATCATCGCCCAGAAGGTCGAGGACGGCGGCAAGTGCAGGTTCGCCGTGATACCTGACGGGGTGGTCGGCGGCGTCTACGACCCGGCCAAGGCCCCGGTGATTCCCGTCAGCTCGGGGAAGAGGAAGATCAAGGTCAAGGAGGAATCGGCCACCTCGTGCCCCAAGGCGACCAGGGACATCGCCACGAACCTGAAGAACAGGGCGAAGGCGATCAAGACTGCGATGTACGGGCCGCTGAACCCGAAGGAACCGAACGAGGCCTTCTACAAGAAGCTCGGCGCCGAGTGGGACGTCTCGGCGGACCAGGCGCGCAAGCAGAAGTGCGGCAACTGCTCGATGTTCATCGTCACGCCCGAGATGAAGTCGTGCATCGAGAAGGGCGTGACTGGCCCCAAGGGCAAGGACGAGTGGGAGGCGATCGACGGAGCCGGCCACCTCGGGTACTGCGAGGCCTTCGACTTCAAGTGCGCCTCGGAGAGGACCTGCAGGGCGTGGGTGACCGGCGGTCCGATCACCAAGACGAAGTCGGTGAACGTCCGCCAGTCCGTGAAGGCGCTCGGGGCAACCATAGGCGGCAACGTGTCGGTAACCGACGCGGCCGACATGATCGACCGGGACAGTGACGGAATGATATTCGACGGAACGCCGGACGAGCAACCAGTCAAGAAGAAGCCCGGTCGCGGCCAGCCATATCAAAGAATGGACAACTCCTTCCTCGAGAAGCGCAGGAGGAGGCACGTCAACCGGTCGCTCAGGGAGCAGGGCATAACCCCGACTCAGGGCAACCAAATACACGAACACGACGACGGATCGCTTCATACTTACGGACGCAGCGACGAGGAGAGGGAGGCGAGGGGACAAGCGAGGGCCGACTTCACCGTCGAAGAGGACAGAAAGAGGTTCGTCAACAATCAATTGCGCAAGAGGGGAATAAAACCAGCTGAAGGCAACTTTACTGTTGATCCGGAAACTGGAGGAAAATACTGGAACGCTCCAAACAGAAGCGACGAGGAGCGTCAGGCCAGGCGAGAGGCGAGGGATGAGTACAACCGCCGCATGAACGCGGGCAAGCCGAGACAGAAGCCGTCCACCGGGGAACCCGCCAAACCGCCGGTGAAGTATCCACCTGGATACGTTCCCGGCCTGCCTGCCGACAGGTACCCTGACCCTGGTGCGTACGTTCCAGGTAAACCGGCCGATCGTTACCCCCAGGCGCAGAAGCCGGGAGTTCGCTTCCCCACGGCCGACGACGCCAGGAAGGTAAACGAGCGAAAGTTCCCGCCCCCGAGGGGCTCGGCGAAACCGAGCACCGGCGGCGTCGTGGACGACGGAAGGTACATCAACGAAAACCCGCAGTTCTACGACTTCCAGACCTGGGAGGACAGGCAAATCCTCGACCAGCGCAATGACAAAAAGCGCCAGGCCGCACACGACGCGGCCAAGGCGCGTTACGCCGCAGCGGAAAGGGAGAGGGCCACCAGAAAAGCGGAATCAAAACGGCCGACTCCTCCGTCCGCACCGCAAAGGACTTCAAGTCGCCCCACCACTCCGAGCCGGGAACCGCGCAATCTGAAGGAACGATTGGTGACGAACGTTTTCAAAGACGATGAGAGGCGCTCAAGCAACGGCACGGCCCGGGACCGCGACACGCGACCGGCACCGAATCGGCCCACGGGGGGAAACCGCGACACGCGACCGGCACCGGATCGGCCAACGGGGGGAGACCGCGACACGCGACCGGGGGACCCACCGCTTCGCGCTCGCATTCCCGAACCTGGATCACCGCCGCAACGAACCACGGAACCGGGCAGGTACGGACGTCCCGGCGATCCACCGCTTCGCGCGCGACGACCTGGACCTGGAGACCCACCTCCTCGGACGGAAATAGTTCCGAGGGGCGACGACGACCGACGACCAAGGCCGGCGACCATCAATCCTCGCGAAATTCCTGGCCGCGACGTGCAAAAGAATCCTCCGTCTCGTACGAAACCGATAACCAGAACGCCGAATCCGAACCGCAGAAATCCCGACTCCGACCGAGATCGCCGACCGCGCACTGGAAGGAACTTCGGTCAGGAGCGTGGTAAGTGATGCAAAGGTTCTGGTACGGAGCGAAGGTGCTCAACGTGGTCGACGGGGACACCGTGGACCTGATGATCGACCTCGGCTTCAACATTCACCACAAGATCAGGGTCCGCCTCTTCGGGGTGAACACCCCCGAGTCGAGGACCAAGGACGCGGCCGAGAAGGAGATGGGCCTGAAGGCCAAGTCGTTCACCAAGGACTGGCTCGACAGGCACCAGTGGGTCTTCGTGAACACCATCCCGGACAAGAACGACAAGTACGGGAGGATCCTGGCGAAGGTCTACTCATCGGACAAGGTGGACGACCCGACGACGGCGTGCCTCAACGTCGACATCGTGCAGGCGGGTTTCGCCAGGGAGTACTATGGCGTCGGCGACAAGACCTGGGCGGAGTACAAGCACAAGTGAGAGACGCGGACAAGACAGACCTCGACGAGAGGTTCGAGGCCATGGAGAAGCGCATTTCGGAGCTGGAGGCGCTCGTGGCGTCGCTCTCCCGACCGAAGGAGAAGAGCGACAAACCGCTGCCGGAGATGCCGAAGTTCGACTGGCGGAACAACCTGGGCATCGCCACCGTCTACGACATCTACAGCGGCAAGGCCAACCTCTAGGCGATCTCCCTCAGGGGGAGGAGGAAGCTTCCCGCCTCCCACATCAACCCGATCGAGGCGTACCCCATCACGTCCACGACATTGTCCGTGATCGACTCGTTCTTGGGGTCGTCGGTCGCACCCCTCGCCACGAGGTTCTCGAGGCGCGCAACCTTGTCCTGGATCCTCACGATCAGCCCGACCCTGCCGAACCTCCTGATGTTTTCGTGGCCGTAGTCCATCTGCTTCCTGACCAGAACCCCGTGAACGTGGTCGGCGATGTTGGTGCTCGACATCATGGACGCCGGGCACACCTGCGAACCGAACATCCTCGCGTAGAAACCCACCTGTCTCCACGCCTCGGTCACCGCGACGACGGGCGCTGAGTTGCGCGACACGATGCCGTTCTCGTTGAACTGCAGGTCTATGAGGGAGTTCACGGAGCTCCTGAGCATCTTGAGCGTTCCGTCCACCCCGTAATCCTTCGTGTTGATCATCGGTCGGTAGTGATTGAGATTGAACGGCCTGCACACGTACTGCCCGCTCGCGTTGGGAAGGAACAGCAGGAGCGCGTTCATCGCGGCATCGTCCCATGTTGAAGCCGTCACCGGATCAAACCTATTCAAGGACGGCCCCGTACTTCCTCGCGATCCACTCCGCGACGGGGGCGGCGACGCCGTTGCCGCACTGCTTGTACCTGTGCGTGTCGCTGACTTCCTCGCCTTCGTCAGTCCACCTCGTGTGGTCCCTCGGCCATCCCATCAGCGCCTCGCACTCCGATGGCATGAGCCTCCTCACGACCATGTTCTGCACTACGCCGCTGGATTGCTTCGTCCCGGCGCGCAACGAGTGGTGGATCCCGCCGTCCACGAGCCTGTTGTTGTACTCGTCGTACGCGACGGCGCCGTCGGGCTCGATGACGAGATTCTCGCCGCGCGACGACGGCACGCCGCCGTCACCGCCGGACCTGAGGGTCATGGCGAGACCGTCGTTGACGTCCGTGTGGGCCACGGCGTGGCCGGCGCCCCCGGTCCTGAGCGTCGGGAAGGCGATCTCGGACGGCTGGGCGTCGAGGCACTGGGTGTGGGAGAAACCGATTGCCTGTGCGACCATCGGGGTGTTCAGGCCACCCGTGCCCATGAACGCCGTGAGCGTGTTCACCGTGTCCCCCTGCATCCTCACGCCGTCCTGCCGGTGCGCGTGGAAGACCATCGTCTCCGGGTACTCGTAGGCGACCAGGGTCTCGCTGCCACCGCCGATGTCCCCGCCGGCTGCGCGGAGGGTGCCGATCCCGTCTACATACTTGGAGAAGCTCGACTGCGTGAACACTTGGGCGCCCGACACGACGAGATCGGTGGCGTCCTTGTGGTCGCGCGCCTTGATGGCGGAGGCTGTCTCGTCGGAGGCGTAGTCGCCGAAACCGCGCATCCTGAACCCCTCCTGGTCATGCTCGGTTTCTAGTCCGAAGTCGAGTTGCCCTTGTCCCGGTCCTGGTTCTTGTCCACGACCGCCTGCAGCGCCGCCTTCAGCCGGGGAGGAAGCGTCTTGTTTCTCCTTATCGCCCTTCTTAGAATGCCTGCGCAAGCCCTCGCCGACAGGTAATATCGGGAAGGTACTTCGCTCTGCGGCGCCAGAATCGAAGAGAGAACACACGAAGATGCGCCTTCGTCGCTGGGGGATTCCGAAGTGCTGCGCATCCAGCACTGCCCACTCGACAGCCACAGCCCCTGCGTCAGCCATTTCGTCGAGGACGACCCCGAAGTCAGCGCCTTTGTTGGAGTTGAGGGCTCCTGGGACGTTCTCCCATATTGCCAGTCTTGGAAAAGTTCCGTTTGTTGCATCGCGCATCTCCCTGATAATCCGCATTGCCTCGTGAAACAAACCGGACCGAGAACCAGTGAGACCAGCCCTCTTCCCGGCGACGGAAAGATCCTGGCATGGAGAGCCGAAGTTTATTGCGTCGACTGGCTCCAGCAACCTCCCGTTGACGTCCTTTACGTCGTAGTGCTTCGGAACGTCCGGCCAGTGCCTGCGGAGGATCCGCTGGCACTGCTCGTCCCATTCCGCCTGCCATCGGCAACGCCAGCCGGCGGCCTCGAATCCGAGATCGAAGCCACCGACGCCGGCGAAAAGACTGCCGAAAGTCAGGGTCAGAAGGGTTCTTCTCCGTCGAACGCAGGCTGGTTCGAGCCACCGACCCTCGCAGGTTGCTTGGACTGCGACGAGGTGGTGCCACGGACATTGCCGCGACCCTGCTCCTTGCCGTTGCCTTCGCCCTGTTGGCGCTGCTTGCGGTCAAACTTCTCGATGGAGCGGACCGAGATCCCGATCTCGTCGGCGAGCACGTGGATGGCCGAGCGCTTCTTGCCCGTCTCCTTGTCGTCCCAGCTCTCCTGCTCGAGGCGGCCGGTCACGGTGACCCGGACTCCCTTGGCGAGGATTCCGGCGCCGTCCTCGGCGAGGTTCCTCCAGGCGACGACGTTGAAGAAAGAGGTCTTCTCCTGCTTCTCGCCCTTGGCGTCGGTCCAGTAGTTGTTTACCGCGACCGAGAACTGCAGCTTGGCAGTCCCCGAATCGAAGTACCTCACCTCGGGGTCGGCCGTGAGGTTTCCGGTGATTGTTACAGGCGCTAGTGACATGTCAGTATCCTCCTCGTGTCGGTTGAATTCGCCACTCGCAGCATACCACCTCCGGCGGTTTGCGTCAAGGACAATCCCGTGATAGTCTGATGGGTATGAACGCTGGCCCAATGACGCCCGAAAAGGCGCGACTGTACGTGATCGACCAACTCCAGGACGCCATCTTCGAGATGTCGTTTGACCCCGAGGCGGCCGAGTCCGAGCAGCAGGAGTTCTTCGATCGTTGCGGAGACGTGGCTCGAGGCATCATTGAGCTCACCCAGGCCGAAGTCACGGCTGTGGACGAGGACGGCAACGCCCACCTGAAGTTCTTGCTCGCGCACCTGACCGACGGGAAGATACCGCCCAGGGACGGCAAAAAGGTAGCCTCCTGATTTCCCCCGCAGTGAAGGACGAGAACAGCCTTGATCCGGCTTTCGTCAAATCGGAATTGGACGAAGCGGAAAAGAAGATCAACAACATCGTCTGCGAACATCACTGGTTCGCGTCGGAGTTCGCTTTGTATTCGCCACTACACCCCAACGGCGGAGAAGAGGACGAGTTTCTTCACGCCCTCGGAATGGCTCACGATTGGCTGAGACAGGCGATGGTTTACTACGACGAAATGCACGAAGACGAATAGTGGAGCTGGGGGGAATCGAACCCCCGTCCGAGCGGATACCGAAGAGATTGCTACGACCGTTCCCGTTTCGGCGCTGACGCTGCGTCGCCGACGGGTCGGCCGCCTAGTCGCCTAGGCCGCGTCCCGTCTTTCCGGGATGTCGTCGGGCTTTCGTTCCCCGAGGTCAACGGTCTTTCCCGTCGTCGTCCCCGCTTCTGTTGCCGGGCTGCGGTGGATCGGCCCCGTGTGACCTTGCGGCTCACGAGTGCTCTCCTACCGCTTGATTAGGCGGCGAGAGCGAACTGCTTGTTGGCAGTTGTTTGGTTGCCCTGTTTTGCGAGTCTGAGCAACTCGGGTCGCACCCTCCACGGACAGACCGATCGTCGAAACCTGTCAGCCCCTTGAGATTGCGTCTTCATTATAGCGCATTGTCTATATTGAGTTTCCCCGCGGTGGGATCACTTGTCGCCCAGTCCCCTCTCCAGCAGCGACATCACCAGCTGCTCGACGCCCTCCCTCTCCAGTTCGTCCGTGGTTCCGTCCACGGCGGCGTTGACGATCTCGCGCTTCGACTCGATCAGCCTGTAGATCCTCTCGTCCACGGTTCCGTCGGCGATCGAGTAGGTGACCATCACGGACCCCTTCTGGCCGAGCCTGTGGCATCGGGAGTAGAGCTGGTCGACGTCGGCGGGCGTCCACGGAAGCTCCACGAAAAGGACCTTCTGCGCGGCGGTGAGCGTGTGGCCCGTCTTCGCAGCCTGGATGGACAGCACGATGGCCGGGGCCTCCTCGACTGGGAGCGTCTGGAACTTCCTCTTCGCCTCCTCCACCTCCTCCACCTTCATGCCGCCCTGGATCTTGAGACCGCCGAACTCGGCGGCCAGCTCGTCAACGACGTCCCTGTGGTGGGCGGCGATGACGACCTTCTGGCCGGCCTCGATGTTCGCCTGCACCCACTCCTTGATGGATTCCATCTTCGCCTTGGCGGCGAGCCTGCGGAGCACGGAGACCTTCACGAGGTGCAGGTGCGACTCCGTCCTCATCTTGGCCGCGACGGCGGCGGACCTCGGGGACTTGCCGAGCTCCCTGGCGATCTCCTTGGCCCTCTCGACGAGGTACTCGACGATGTCGTCCTCGGCCTTGGCGTACTCCTTGGCGTGCTTCTCGCTCATGCCCACGTGGTACATGTCGTGAACCACGTCGGGGAGCTCCGCGAGCACCTGGTCCTTGGTCCTCCTGATGTAGCACGACGACCGGAGCCTGTCGTTGAGCTCCTCGAGGTTGGACGCGCCGCTGAGGATCCAGTGGCCGAACTTGTCCTTGAACGCGTCGCAGTAGCGGCGGTAGAAACCCCACTCTCCGCCGAGCTCGTCCAGTCGCCCGATTATGCCGAGCTGGCTGGCGTACTCCATGGGCCTGTTGGTCACCGGGGTCCCCGTCAGGCACAGGACAATACCCGTGCCTATTCGCTTGGCTATCTTCGTCGCCGCCCTGGTTCGCTGCGCCTCCTTCGTCTTCAGGTAGTGGGACTCGTCGCAGATGAGGCTCTGGTAATCGATCAGGGCCCTCACCCAGTGGTGGATGTTTGAGTACCCGAGGACGAGAACGTCGTGCTTCTCCTCCGGGAAGTTCTTCCTGTCGGTGACCACGGAGACGCTGCGATGCGGAGCCCACCTCGCGTACTCGGCCTTCCAGTTCAGGACGAGGTTCGGGGGGCAAACGACCACGACCGGGAACACCGAGCACCCGTTCTGCTCGGCGTATTCCAGCGTCGCTATCGCCTGGAGCGTCTTGCCGAGCCCCATGTCGTCCGCGATGAAGCACCGGCGGGCGTTGAACGCGTAGCTGACGCCCGCCAACTGGTAGGGGAGCAGCTTGCCCTTGATGCCGTCTATCTTGATGTCGGCCGACTCGGCCCTTGACGCCTCGTTCATCGTCTTGCTCTCAAGTTTCCGGGACTCTGCGTACGCGCGCAGGTAGACGGGCACGCCCATCTTGAACGACTCGGCGAACCCTATGACCTCCATGGCCGAGCTCATCGGGACCTTCCATGCCTTCGTATCCGAGTTCCACGTGACGCCAGGGATCTTCTTGACCTGCCGCACCTTCACCTCGTCCCAACCGAAGTCGATGTACGCCCAGTTGTCGGTGCATGTTATTCCGCCCGGGTCGTGGAGCCGGCTCGGTGCGTCGAACCTCATGACCGCTGGGTCAATCCTGAACCCCCTCGCGGAGGCGAAGTCCCTCGCCTCCCGGATGCTCGTGGCGGGGAAACGCCAGACCTTGCCGACCTTGTCCCAGCGCGCCCCCCGGATGCACTTGACCGCCTGCACGTCGGACGCGTCGTAGGGGAAGTCCATCACGAGCTCGCCGTCCCCGAGCCACAGGTACTTCTGGCTCACGCCGCCGACCTCTTGGCCTTCTTCTTGATTCGCTTGCGCTCGCTCTCGGTCTTGCCTCCCCATATGCCGTGCTCTATGTCGTTGTCGAGGGCGTACTGGAGGCACTTCTTGCGGACGAAGCAGATCGAGCACGCCTGCAGGGCCTTCTTCGGTTTCTTCCTGCCGATCGGGAAGAAGTCGTCCGTCTGCGGGATCGTCGCACACCTTGCTTTGCGTCGCCAGGACTCGCCTGATATGTGGATCATGTAGGTACTCCTTGTAAGTAGCAAGGTGCAGACTACGGCGCGTCTGGACGAATTGCAACCTCCGGGGTAAAATTTCATCATGAGGAAGATAGACGAGGCGGAGTTCAACGAGCTGGTGGCCCAGGGCGGGCCGATGGTCGTGGACATGTGGGCCGAGTGGTGCGGGCCGTGCAGGGTCATGGGACCGATGCTTGACAACATTTCCCGAGCCTACGAGGGGTCGGTCGCCTTCTACAAGTGCAACGTCGACGAGAACCCCCAGCTGGCGAGGCGCTTCAATGTGATGAGCATCCCGACGCTGCTCATGTTCCGCGACGGCAGGAAGGTCTCGTCGATCGTCGGAGCCACCGGCCCGGACAGGGTCGTGTCGGCGGTTGACGAAGCATTCGGGGACTGACTGGCGTCCTCGGCAGGAGTCGAACCTGCGACCTGCGGCTTAGGAAGCCGTCGCTCTATCCAGCTGAGCTACGAGGACAGAACTACGTCGACGTAGTATGAAGTCGGCCCCCGGGGTCGGAAAAGGGAGGGAGATCCCAGGGGCCGAACTTCAACTCGGTTAGATTCCCCTGAGGAACGCCGAGAGCTTGGTGCCCAGCGCCGAGCAGAGACGGGTGAGCGTCTCGAGGCTGGGCGAGAAGTGTCCGCACTCAATTCGGTTGATCGTCTTGCGCTCGACGCCGGCGGCGTCGGCGAGGGCGTTCTGCGACATGGCCGCCTTCTGTCGGGCCGAGCGGAGTCGCTTGGCGACCTCTTTCTCGACGATGCTGATGGTTTTCTTCATGTTGGTCCTCCTGACCTTGGTTATATTGCTCCTTCGTTCACCACGGAGATGTCTCCCCCGCGGTGAGCGTACTGGTACATCGCAGCGCCTATGGTGTGGCAGTAGTCGCCTCGCGTGAATGTGATTCCGTCGCCGCGGTAGGTCGCGGACTTCTCGCCCGACTCGCCCCACTTGGCGGGCGCGGCGTCCCACACGACGTACGGCATGAAGTCGTTCCACCTGATGCACAGGACGAGCCACCCGTCCTCCCTCGCCGTGAAGGCCACGATCGTTGCCCGTTGCTTCTCGAGCGGCATGCCGACCCTCATGATCTGACTCATCGCTCCTCCTGGACGGTCGCCTCGGCGAGGTAGCCACAACCGTTGCCCTCGGGGTCGGCCATCGGCACGAAGGCCGTTCCGTCCTCGAACTCCACGACGACGGCGAACGCCTGGTGGTCGTAGGTCCACCCCATCTCGTGGCACTCAAGGCGCGTCAGGGGTCGGACCCGGGCGATTTTCTTGCCCGCCATCCACCCGTAGGCCTTGGAGACGAGCTCGTTTCGGGCGTCGATCTTCGTCGTCATAGGGTCTCCCCATCTGCGACGAGGTAGGTCTTGTAGAACGAACCCGAGCCCTTGGCGGTGACCACCCATCCGAGGATCCGCGTCTTGTCGCCGTGGGTGTACAACTTCAACGAGTTGCGCAGGTAAATGCGACCCTTCCTGGTGATGTTGGTGTCGGTGAGCTCCTCGTACACGGTCCAGACGGCCCCGCGCTCGTTGAGCACGAAACGCATCCTGGCGTCCACGCCCTCCATGTGACGGAACCGGTCGAGGGTCGCCTCGGTCGGATTGCCGTCGTCGCCGCGCTCGAACTCGTTCAGCTGACCAATCGGGCCCCACTCGGCGCGCAGGTCGGCGAGCGTCCCCACGCCGTCGGCGTGCTGGCTCATGAACTCGGCGGTCTCGGTCCTAACGGTCATCGCTCAGGTCCAGAGCCAGGTCATGAAACCGCAGAACGCGAAGAAGGAGAGCTCCCACATCAGGCGTCAACCTTGGTCTCGAGCTGGGTCACCATCACGGACACGACGGTTGTGGCCTCGCTGGCCTGGTCCACCGTCGCCTGGTCGATCACGTTCATCAGGAGGGCGCTTGCGACCAACTTCTGGTCGACCTCCTCCACGACGAGCTTCTTGAGCACCGCCGGCTTGACGAGCTTGCGGAGCTTGTCCAGGATGATCTTGGTGCGGACCGTGCGGCGCACGAACACCTTGGACGAGAGGCCGGCGTCGTCGGTGATGACCGAGAACTCCACGCCCTCCTTGGCGCACGCCTCGATGAAGTTCTGCTCGGCGAGCTTCTTGGCCTTGACCGCCTCGTCGTAGCACGACTTCGCTTCGGCGAACGCGCGGGCCGCCTGCATCGCGCTGGCTGGCTTCTTCTGCTTGTCTTTCATGTCTTCTCCTTGGTAGGTAGTTGGATAACTTATGGGACACACTACGGACCCACGGGTGGTATTGCAACCCCAATCGCAAGTTTTTTCAAATGGCTACGCAGAAATTGCCGTGACATGAGTCACATCATTTTTACCGAACGTTCGTCCGTTCATGTCGTCAGATATAGGTGAGACGTCGGGGGCGGCGCCTTTCCCGTCCTCGGCGTCTCGTGAAGCCTTTCACTTGCGTTCGTTGCGTTTGGAACCACGAAACGGTAGTGCCTGGGGAGCCGAAACGGGAGCGTCACCGAGAGACGGGCATCCCCACCGATATCAGAACAGGTCGTCCTCTTTCCCGGCTCCCAGCGCCCTCAGGAGCGCCCCGAGCCTCCTGATATCGCTGGTCTCGGCGACCTTGGCCGGGACGATCACGAGGAGGTTCCTGTTCTTGACTTTTGTCTTTGCCACGAGCCCGGCCGCCACGAGCTGGTCCACCGACTTCCTGATGGCCCCCTCGCTGACCCCGAGGAACACGGCCAGCGACCTCTGCGTCGCGTCGGGCGTCTCGGCCAGCGCCACCAGCAGGCGACCCGCCGCGCTGAGGAGGGTTATCTCGTCCGGGGACGAGTAGTAGATGAGCCTGTGCTTCTCCAGCTGCTTCATCACCGTCTCCGCCAGCTTGCGCGCCTCGGCGTCGTCCCCGACGCTACCCCTCAGCGCCTTGGCGAGGGCGTCGTCGATCGCGTGCTTTCTGTATTCCCCGGTTGCCATCGACATATCCTATTGCGCGAACGCACCCCCGTGATGTAGGGTTGCTCGCAAGGAGGAGATGTGGCCAAGGACACCAAGAAGACGACAAAGCAAAGCCGCGCGATCGACAGGAAAATCGACGTGCTCTCTGAGAGGCTGAGGAAGATAAGGAAGAACTCGAACGAGGATGCGCAGCACCTCGTATGCCCAATGGCGAAGCTCATCTACAAGCTCGAGGAGCAGGACCACGAGACGGGCCAGTGCCTCTACGACGCGCTGAACGACGAGCTCACCTCGACCAGCGACATAATACGCGAGATGAGGGCGTCGGGCCACCGCATATCCCGCCAGACGATTTACGACTACCGCAAGAGGGTGTGCGCCTGCGCCCACGACGACAAGTGCGGACTAGACGAGAAGTTCGGCGGCGAGTGAACGGGAGGAACAGTGAAAAGGGACAAACCGAACCAGAAGAGGCTGGCCGAGGGCATGAGACGGATCAAGGAGGGCTCCGAGGACAGGGCCCGCTCCAAGAAGGTCCTCAACGCCATCGAGGAGATGATCAGGGCCAAGGGCATAGACCTCGCCGACATCGGCTCGGTGAAGAAGGTGTCGATCTACCAGCAGGTCACCAAGGACGCCGAGGGCGAGTTCCAGGTGCACGACCTGCAGGCGATCCAGTTCTCCCCGGCGTGGGAGGAGGGGCCGAAGTGGGAGCTCCCCAAGCCAGGACCCTCCGTGCAAATACAAAAGTCCGAGGTCAAGGCGAGGTCGTCTAGGGGCAGGAAGACGGCCGTCATCGTGCCCGATATACAGATCGGGTACTTCCGCGACGTCGACAGCCAGCTGATCCCCACCCACGACGAGAGAGCTATCGCCATAGCGATGGCGATGATCAGGGACATCCAGCCCGACCAGGTGGTGATGCTCGGCGACAACCTGGACCTGCCCGAGTTCGGCAAGTACAGGCTCAGCCCGGCGTTCGCCCTGACCACGCAGGCGTCGATCGACAGGGCGACCACGCTGTGCGCCGAGATCAGGTCGGCCTCGCCCAAGTCCAAGGTCGTGTGGCTGGCCGGCAACCACGAGGAGAGGCTCACCAACTACATCCTTGACAACGCCAAGGCCGCCTTCGGCATCACCAAGGGCAACACCCCGCAGACCTGGCCCGACATGTCCATCCCGTCGCTGTGCAGGATGGACGAGTACGGCGTCGAGTTCGAGAGCGGCTACCCGGCCGGGCGCTACCTGATCAACAAGCAGCTGGCCTGCATCCACGGCAACAGGGTCCGCTCGAAAGGCTCCACGGCCCACATCTACCTCAACGAGCAGAAGCTCTCGGTGATATACGGGCACATCCACAGGATCGAGCTGGCCTACAGGACCCGCCACGACTGGGACGGGGCCCGCACCATCATGGCGGCCAGCCCCGGCACGCTCGCCCGCATAGACGGCGCCGTGCCTTCCACCAAGGGCGGGGTGGACGCGTGGGGGCGCCCGAAGACCGTCGTCGAGGACTGGCAACAGGGCGTCGGGCTCGTCACCTACGAGGAAACCGGCAAGAACCTGTTCAGCTACGAGGTGGTGACGATCTACGACGGCTACGCCATATTCAGGGGCAAGGAGTACGACGCCCGCAAGGCCAAGGCACCCAACCTCAAGCAGGCCTCATAGGGGGCTCCAGGGGGTGGCGTGCTTGTCCACTAGGCCGACAAGCGCCCCTTTTTTCCCTCCTTGTGAGACCGTCCCAAAGAAGCAACCAGCACCAGACACGGGGAGGAACAGATGACCACCATAATCGCCGTGCAGGGGGAGGGCTGGTGCGTGATCGGGTGGGACTCCCGGATCTCCAACACCTCCGACGACGGGGACTCCGAGACCCACGTGCTGTCGGACAGCCAGCGCAAGGTCGTCCAGAACGGGCCCTGGCTCATCGGGGCGGCTGGCGACCTGAGGGCGATCAACATCCTCTCCCACAACTTCACCCCGCCCGTCCCCAGGCCGACGCTCGTCGGCTCGGCGCTCGACAAGTTCGTCTCCACCGACTTCGTCCCCGCCCTCAGGGACGTGATGGAGAAGTCGGGCTACGCCCCGATCCACAAGGAGTCCCCGGGGAAGTGCGAGTTCGAGAGCGAGCTGATAGCCGCGGTGAACGGCAGGATCTACGGGGTGGACGGCGACTACAGCTGGATCAACGAGGCCTCGGGCCTCTACTCGGTGGGCAGCGGATCCCGCTACGCGCTGGGGGCGATGGCGGCGACCGGGTGGGGCAGGTCCCAGCTGGCCGCCCGCAACGCGGTCCTGAAGGCGCTGTCGGTCGCAAGCAGGTTCGACCCGGGCACGGGGGCGCCGTTCCACGTCGCCACGCAGCAGACGAAGGAGCGCGACGAAAGTAGCGGCAAGAAAATTAGGCGCACCAAAAAGAGTCGCTAGCCAAAGCAGGAATTGACCCGTAGCCAGCCGGTAGGTTTGCCCCTAGGGAGGCGACATGCCGAGGAAGAGGGAGCCCGAGGAGGGCAAGCGGCCGAAGAGAACCGCGCCAGCGAAACCGGCGTCTGCGCCGGCGGGCGTCGATATGCCAAGAACCGAGTGGATGGCGAGGGCCAGGTGCAAGGGGGAAACCGACAAGATGTTCCCCAAGGGGCACAAGGACATCAGCTACATCCAGGAGGCGCGCGAGATGTGTGCGAACTGCACGGTCAGGCACCACTGCCTGGACTACGCGCTGGAGTTCCCGGCGGCCGACATGCACGGCGTGTGGGCGGGCCTGACGTCGAGGCAGCTGGCGGCCGAGCAGAAGCGCAGGAGGATCCAGCCGACGAGGCCGACGCTCAGCCAGATGTGGGGCGAGTGAATCCGCCCCGGCCCGGAAACGCGCAAGGGCCGCCGCGGTGGCGGTGCGGGCGGTTATCGTTGATTTTGTAGTTGCTAGGAAACCGGCCGGAATGTAAGTAGCCGGCCAGAAGCGGCGAAAAAAAAATTGAAACTACGCGTGCGCGAGCTGATTTATGCGAGACTATCGGAAAAAAATACACGCCCGGGCGCGCGTCCCGATTTATCCGACGCGGATCCCGCACTCGTCGCAGAACTCGTGGCCGTCCAGACGCACCAGCCTCTGATCGCACCTGGTCCTCCCGCAGGGCCTGGTGAGCTTGTCGCCGGTTGCGTAGGCGGCGAGCACCTCGGCTATCGTCGGGTTGGGACGGCCCTCCGGCGGGGACGGCAGCCCCCTGTCGGCCCTCTCGGCCTCCCTGATCGCGTTGGAGACGAGGGCGTTGAGCGAGATGTCCTCGCGCTCGCAGATGGCCAGCACCCGGCCCTTCAGCCAGCCCGGTATCCGCACGCAGATCTGGTGGAGCTCGTCGTCGCCCCTAGGCGGCGTCGGTTGGCGGGGCATCCCTGAGCACCAGTGCCTTGAGGTAGTCGGTGATCGACATGTCGTAGCCGTCGGACACCTCGACGAGGTGGTTCTTGAACCAGGCGGGCACGCGGATGGTCACCGTCGCCCAGTCGCCGTCGGCCCTCTTCGCCGGTCTGCCACCCCTCCCGATCGCCACGCGCGCGAGGCTACTACGGTCAGTCCGATTGCGAGGGAACCCCGAAGTTCTCCGTCTCCCAGTCGGCGAGCTTGTCGCGGTACGCGCGGAAGAAGAGCTCGCGGTCGCCGTTGGTGTGCAGCTCGAGCGCCTCGCGCCCGCCGAGGGAGGCCAGCGTCGCGGCGACGACGGGGTGCATCCTCTCGACGGAACCGACGCCCGTGCGCGACCCGTCGGCGATCCTGCGGAGCTGCGCCCACGCCTCCCACTCCCTGGGTGGTTGGTCGCCCCTGGTCGACAGCGCGATCCTGCGGACGGTGCCGGGCCTCGGGAGCCAGTTGGAGTCCTGCGCCACGAGGCGGCGGTATGCGTGGCGGGCCTCCTTGACGCTGACGTCGGACAAGAAGCGGGCCCAGGTGGAGAGCAGCTCGTCCCAGTCCGTCCCCTTGGGGATGCGCTCGTTCCAGGCGTTGTAGAAGGCCACGACCACCCTGCCGGCGGAGTCCTGGTCCATCAGAAGTCGGTGCCCTTGGGCCTCGAGCGGTTCTCCCTGGCGATCTCGCAGAACCTCTCGATCTTGGCCGCGTCGCGCAGTATGAGCTCGACGTCGTCGTACTTGCGCCCGCGGTCGTTGTCGCCCTGGTGGAAGGGGCTGAGCTTGCAACCGGCTATCGCCTCCAGGCACGTTGCGACGCCGTAGGTGACCACGGCCCACGAGATCCTCTCGCGGCGCTCCTCGGTGAGCTTGACCCTGTTCTCCTGGCCGGCGCGGTGCACGCGCACCCACTCCTCCCACACGGTCCTGACGTCGTCCTGGTCGGCCGACTCGCTGCTCTTCCTGCGCCGCGCGTACTTGCGCTGCGCGTGGTTCCTCCTGGGTTTCGGCTCCGTCACGAACAACACCCCCTGCACGGGAAGATCATAGGCCACCCGGGCCGCCGAATCAAGCCCGATTGCGCGCCCGTTTTTGCACAGAGCCCCACCGAACTGCTGCGAACGCCTCGCACGGACCCTCTGTAGAGAATACGTACCATTCGTTGTACTTAAGGTCATCCGATCGCACACGGAGTCACCCAGGTCGTATCGCAACGAACCTTTGTTCGTTGCAGTACGACGAACGAACCGACCCTTCGGCTCCGTCGTCCACGAAGGAGGGCAGGTATCACGACTGACTTTTTTTGAACTCTTCTAGCGCGAAAGCGCCGCCCATGTCAAGGGCCTTGGTGGTCTTTTTTCGGGGATCGCGGGCGGAGGGGGGTCCCGTGGGCTACAATCGGCTTCGCTCGGTCTCAACCCCCCTTGTCCGAGCCGCGGGTCGCCGCCCGGGTCTTTTCTCCTTTCTTCCCGCGGCGGCGGCTCGCTCATCCGCCACCGTCGCGGCCCCCGGCCACGCGCCGGCCCGTCATCCGCCACCGTCGGAAGGCCTGGTCAAAGCGGTCGCCCCGCGCGACGCTCTGCGGTCCCGTATCCCAATCGCCACTCCGGAGCCCCGAGGGGGTTCGTCTGGGGGGGGGCAGGGGGGGGCTGGACTCTGGAACGACGCGTGGGGAGCCGGATCCCGACGGCTCGCGACGCCCGCAGGGGCTGGACTCGGGAGCGCCGCGGACGGTACGCAGGAGGCGCCGGTACGGCCGTTTCGGTACCTGCGCGGGGCCCGGCTGGACTCAGGAGCGCGCCGCGAGTCGCGTTCTGGTACGGCCGTTAAGCCGTTTCGGTGCAAAAAAAGGACCCCGGGGTCCTTTCGGTACCCCGGGGCGGAAAACGGCGGCGAAGGGGGGCTACGCGTCGTTTCCCTTGCGCGCGAAGATTCGCACGCAGGCCCTCGCGACGACCACCACGGCCGCCAGTGCGCAGACCGCCACCACGGCGGTCACGTTGATCCAGAACTCCATGGTCAGCCCTTCCTCTTGTTGCTCAGCTGCACGTTGTGGAACTCCACCCACCTCGAGCCCCTGCCGGCCAGTGGCCTGACCTGCAGGTCCAGCCTGCCGTACCTGAACCGCTCGGCGACGACCCTCACGGCGACGGATATGTCGTCGATCGAGACGCTGCCGACCCTGCCCACCACGGAGCGGTGATCCCTCTTGTCCTGTGCGGAGAATGTCCGCGCCTTGTTTCGTTGCTTGCTCATCCGATCATCCTATCTTCCGCCACCGTCATGTCCACAGCCAGACCATGAAGGTGCAGAAGGCGAAGAACAACAGCGTCCACATCAGGCGTCCGCCTTGCCGTCGGCCGGCGGGTAGGACTTCAGCTGCTGGAGCATCTTCTGGAAGCGATCCATCTCGCCAATGGACGCGAGGCGCCTCTCGGTCGGGGTGACCGTCTCGTCGCCCCAGGATCGTCGCTCCTCCCTGACGAGGAGTTTGGAGTCCTTGAAGTCCCAGCGGTAGCGGTAGCAGTCCTCGCCCACCCACTCAACGAAGCTGCCGTCCTCCACCCAGCGGGCGATGGCCTCCATCAGGAGGTCCTCCTGGCCCTGCTTGTCGCCGTGCCAATTGGTGAGGCATATCCACCCGTCCGTGACGATGTGCTCGAACCCCATCTCGTTGAGGAGTTGGCCGAGCGACTCGTACTCGGAGAAGTCGGCCCTCATCCAGGAGAACCACTTCTCCTCCTTGCCGTCCTCGCCCACGGTGCCGCCACGCTTCATCGCGGGCGGGCACTCGGCGTTGAACTTCCTCAGCGCGGCGAGTGCGTCGTCGGCGTCCTGGGACTTGATGCGCACCGACATCTCGGTGACGTTGACGTAGTAACCCACGACGCCCTACTTCCGGCGGCGGTTGATCTTGCGGGTCCGCCTGATGATCGTCTTGACGTCGCACACGCTGAAATCGGCGCGCTTCTCCTCGTCGAGGCCCGCTGGATCCTCGACCTGGGCGTGGATCGCGCAGGAGAGCCTGTCGACCTCGGCCTCGGTGAGGCGGCGGTCGGCCGAGAACGACACGGTCGCCACGTAGGTGTTGGCCGCCTTGTTCTTGACGATCGGCTGCGTCTTGTTCTGCAGCGCCCCCATGATCCGGGAGAACTCGTTCTCCAGGCTCGTGACGCGGCGTGAGAGCGCCCGCGTCGTCCGCTTGGTCTTCTTCTTGGTTGTCTTCTTCCTGGGCACGGTGGCCTCCTTATCGTTGTTCGTGGTTACACGATACGGCGACATGTGGTCCCTTGCAACCCCTAAGGAGTGTCATCCGCCACCGTCGTTTCCCTGGGCAGGAGTTTCCCGATGTCGGTCGTCATCTCGTCGAGCCTCCGCAGGATCGCGGGGACGTCCCTGTCGGAGACCTCGTGGCCGAGTTCGGCGACGTCGTCGGCGATCCTCTCCCAGAACATCTCGGTCAGCTGCCTGCCGGTCACTTCCGCTTCCCGCGCTTCCTCTTCGTCGAGAGCATGCGGCGCAGGCGTCGGCCCAGGTCGGCGTCCCGGTCGGCGACCTTGCCCTTCTTGGGGACGCGGAGCCAGCCCTGCTCGCCCAGGACCCCGTCGTGATAGACCGACTCGACCTCGTAGAGGGGTCGGTCGTCGAAGCGGATCATGAGGGTCTCGTCGTCCAGGACGAAGCCGTCCCGCTCGGTCCACTTGACGACGAAGTAGTGCTCGATGCTCATTGGGCGCCCTGCGCGATCAGGCGCACGAAACCCGCGTTCGGGTCGGCCTCGTCGTGCCACACCGCCGACACGAATCGCAGCGGGCAGGATTCCTCCCACCAGGCGACCACCATGTCGTACATCTCGTCGGGCGACCCCGAGAACTTCTCCGAGAACCCACCCGTCCTCCGGCGGAACCACTCCGCCTCGGTCTCGTCCATGGCCAGGTAGATCTTGTGGCACCCGTCCCAGGCGACCAGGACGGCCCCCTCAGCGTACCTCCGCACGGCGTGCAGGCCCTCGGCCACGCTCCCGCTGTCGTGCGAACTCTCGTAGTCTCGTCGCAGCGTCGTCTTTTCCATGGGCGTCACGCTACGGCGCGCACGGGCACCTTGCAACCCGCAAGGAGGTGACGTGTGCCACTTCTTGCGGGTTGCAACCCGCAAGGATCGGCGGTAGTGTTTGGGGCATGGAAAAGGAAACGAACACGCTCACCGACGAGCAACGATGGCATTTGGACGAACTCACCCAGGAGTTGGAGCGGGCGATCCGCTACTACCGGGCGATCCTGGACGCGATCAGCGGGGGCGGGTACTCGCCCGCCGACGCCGCGACCGACTGGGAGCAGCTCGCCTTCACCGAGGGGCTCAACCCGATGGCGGCCCTGGAGCAGTACGCGCACGGGGACGAGGGGTACCAGGGCAACCCGTGGGTCGTCCAATGAGGACCGAGACCGTGAGGCTGTATCACGGAACACCCGTGGCGTTTCCGAAGCGCACGCGCAAGGTTCACCCCACGCCGACGACGCAAGACACGGGTGGCTATCCGTTGGGTTGGCGTATCGCACACGCGACGAGCGACATAACCGAAGCGCAACTGTACGGCCCGGTCGTTTATGAAGTTGCGTATGACGAGCACACGCAGGAGGGATACGGCGAGACTTGCTATTTCAGCGAGCGTGGATTT